GCCGAGGGCGTCTCAACGTCCTCGCGCCGCAAGGCAGACCTCATCGCGACCATCGAGGCACACCGTGGGTAACGCGACGCTTCCTGACGCCGTACGTCGTAAGCTCAACGTGACGTGGGAGGACGAGGTTACCGAGGCGAGGTTGCACGACGTGGTAGACGCCGTGTCTCCACGCCTTGCGACGCTGCTGGGATACCCGTCCTCCCACACCTTCGACACGGAGGACGGTCCCGCATGGGGCCTGTTCCTCAACGGATGCCTGTACGAGTTCAGCGACGCGTGGGACGACTTCGAGAAAAACTACGCCACCGAGATCCTGTCAACGCGCCTGCTCATCCTGGGAGGTTCCGACGATGCTCAGGCGCAAGGCTGAGGTATTCTCGCCGACTGACGGCGTGCTGTACGTAACCATCGACACCGATGCCAGAGCAGCTCGTGGAGCCGACTTCTCGGACCCCGAGCTGCTCGACGTCGTGTGGCCGCTCCCGTACCGCAGACTGCGAATCTCCGCGCGTGACGTGGAGCTTGCAGAATCGACGGGATGTGCGGTGACGGCAAAGGTCGAGACTCGCGCCGCAGTCAACCTCACGCCCGAGATAGACGTGATCTTTGACGATGGCGTGTACGAGATCACGCGCATCGAGCGCCGCGGGCACACGTGCTGGCTGTGGCTGAGCGAGATGCTTACGGACGGTCACGTTGACCTCACACCCGCAGGCGTCCAGAGAGACGCCCACGGCATTCCCGTCGCGAGCTCGGCAACACCAGTCCGCGTGTGGTGCAGGCGCCAGACACCATCGACCAGGCGCGCCACCGCAGACGGCATCGACGCGCTCAGGCCAGCGCTCACGCTTCGCCTGCGCTCCATTGACTACCTGGGCGAATCCAAGCTTACGAAGGGTGGCATCGACTACAGCGTGGTCGCGACCGAGAATCATGGTGCGTGGATTGACCTCACGTGTGAGAGGAAGGTCTCCGACCGATGAGTGACAACGTGCGGGTGTACGTCGGTGACGGTGGAGGCGAACTGGGACTCATCTTCAACTCGATTCTTGAGCAGCATTGCATCGAGCAGACCGAAAAGCTCGTCATGAGCATTGACGAGAACAGTGATCTGGCAGTTACCGAGCTCAAGAGCACGTCGCCGCGCGGACACTCGCGCCGCAGGGTCTACCAACGCGGTTGGAAGAAGGACCGCGAGCGAATTGACCGTGGCTTAGGCGGCGTGCGAGTCATCATCCACAACAAGAACAAGCCGACGCTCACGCACCTGCTCGAAAACGGCCACAGGGTGGTGAGGGGCGGTTCGCTCCTTTCCGGTGGTCACGTGGTGGGGCACGCGGGGGCGTTCCCGCACATCAAGAAGGCCCAGGAGCGGGCCCTGCGACGAATCCTTGGAGGTGTGTAGGCCATGGCAACCTCGACGCAGCTTGAGGCCGCGGTCCAGTCCGTGGTCGGCCCTGGCAACATGGCCCAGCCAATGTTCCTTCCAGGCGAGGATGTTGAGCCGCCCTACGTCCACCTCATGCCGACCGACGCCGAGATCATACGCGCCGCAGACGGCACGTGGCTGTGGGAGGTGCGCTATGAGGTAATCCTCTGTACGAGGACGCGCAACAGGAAGCTTGAGCACGACATGGCGCGGGCCATCGACGCGGCAGGAATCGGATACGAGCTCTCCTACTCGTACGACATGGAGGAGCGAATCTTTATGACCATCTACGCCACTGATCCTGTGGCAGAAAGCGAGGAGTAGCAATGGACCGCAATGCATACGTCGGTCTTAAGAACGCGCACATCGCGCCCGTCATTGACGAGGACCAGCACACCTACGAGACACCCGTAGCCATCGGCCTTCTGGGTGGCATCATGGAAATCGCCCTCAACGCCCAGACCAGCAACAGCCCTATCTACGCAGCCGACATCACCTGGATTGACTCCGAGACGGACAACGGCTTTGAGGGCACGGTCCGTCTTGCAAACATCTGGGGCAATCCCACGCTGCGTGCGCTCTTCGCGCCCCTGTGCGGCTACGAGTTCGCATCTGATGGCACTCTGCTCGGCTCGTCCGGCAAGCCGCGTAGGAAGTTCGCGCTCATGGCAGAGCCGTCCGGCGTAGTCTCCAACAAGCGCGAGTGCTACCTGCTGTGCCAGTTCGGCAAGCCCAACAGGGGCTCTCAGACCAAGGGCGAGAGCGGCAACCATGCAGCCGACGAGTTCCCCATCACGGCACGCCCGGTGACGCTCTCAAGTGGCTGGACGGGCTCGTTCTACGAGAACATCCCCAGCGACGGTAGCGCATATACGAACTTCTACAATGCCGTGCGCACCAGTCTTGCGCCTGCCACCAACGAGAACGTGAAACTGTCGGCGCTCACCATCGGATCGCTTGCGCTCACGCCCGCCTTTGACGAGAACACCACCACCTACACGGTCACGACCGAGAACGCCACCGACGCCGTGAGCGCCACGGCGGCGAATAGCAGTGCCACCGTAGCCATCACGGTCAACGGCGACTCCCACACGTCTGGCGAGTCAGCAACGTGGTCCACGGGCCAGAACGTGGTGACCGTGCTCGTCACCAAGAGCGGCGCGGCTAAGGCATACACGGTCGTGGTCACCAAGTCCGGAGAGTAGGCAAGCCATGCGCGAGACGACAATTGGCGGCACCGTACGCAAGATTGACGCCAACCCGTTCACGACCATCGTGTACGAGCGAGCGTTCGGTCTCAACCACAAGCTGCACGAGGACGTGACCACGTTCCTCGGCACGCAGTTCGGGCCACTGACCATGATGCCCATGGACGCGATCCTGCGCCTTGAGTACGCGCTTGAGCGCAGCGTCGTGAGCATCGCGTTTCCCGATTACGACAGCTGGCTGAGGTCGTTTCCTGTCGAGGAGCTGGACCAGCGGAAGGCGCAGGAAAACGGACGCTGGGTGAACACCCTGCTTGACGAGGTGGTGGAGACCTTTTTTCCGAGCCTCAGAGTTCGAGCAGATATGGGAACCCAAGCCGACGGAGACGAGTCGGGAGCTGCCGGCGGAGCTCAAGGAGAGGCCGGGGCTGCTCCTGCTGTGGAGGGCGCGGAGGGCTAACCTCACCGACGACGACCTGCGCTCCATGACCATGGCAGACCTCAATGCGTGGTTCGAGCTCTTCGACTGGGCCAACGAGCCGGCAGAAGACGAGCAATCCATGGACGCGAGCGCCACGGAGCGGGCGTTCTTCCATCTGTAAGACCAAGAGCACGAAACGGACGCCCACATGCGATGCGTGTGGGCGTCTTTGCATGTTCTTGCACGACGACAAGCGAAAACTGATGGGGGGCACACGTGGCCGCGACCGACTACAAGGGAATCACCATCGAGTTTCGTGGCGAGACCACAGACCTCCAGCGCAAGCTCGCGCAGATCCGCGAGGACGCAAAGACCACGTTCAGCGGTTTGCGTGACGTGAATCGCGGGCTTAAGTTCGATGATGGCTCCATTGTCAACCTCACGCAAAAGCAGAAATATCTCCAGGACGCCATCAAGTCCACGGCAGACCGCGCGACCGCCTACAATGCTGCGCTCAAGGCGCTCGATGAGGAAGCCGAGAGGAACGGCGGGCTCACGGAGAAGCAACAGGCCCAGCACGACCAGCTTGAGCGCTCAATCGAGCAGTGCAAGCGCCAGATTGACCAGTACTCAGACGAACTCCAGAAGACCACCGCGCAGATTGACGCGCACAACTCCAAGCTGGGGCAGTTCGGCGAGAAGGCCGAGACCGTTGGCAACAACCTGCAAAACGCAGGAAAGGCCATGAGCAGCGTCGGTGACAACCTCACGAGGTACGTCACCGTTCCGCTTGCTGCCGGTGCCACCGTTGCGATCAAGGCGGCGACAGACCTGGACACCAGCTATCACAACCTTACCAAGACGGTGGACGGCTCCGATTCCGAGCTGCAAAAGTTCAAAGAGAACGCCATCGAGCTCTCCAAGGTGCAACCGGTCTCGGCAAACACCATCCTCGACGTGGAGGCATTGGGCGCACAGCTCGGCTACTCCAATGACAACCTGGAGAGCTTCGCCAAGACCGTGACTGGACTCGACATCGCCACCGACATGGATGCCGAGACGGCCGCCATGGAGCTTGCGCACTTCTCGAACATCATGGGCATGGCGCAGGAGGACACCGACCGTTACGGTTCCACCATTGTAAGCTTGGGAAACCACTTCGCCACCACCGAGAGCGACGTGTCTGCCATGGCACTACGCATCGCCGGCGCTGGCAAGCAGCTCGGCCTGACCGAGGCTGACGTGCTCGGCCTCGCGACGGCGCTCACCTCAATGGGCATCAACGCCGAGGCTGGCGGCACGGCAATCTCGACCGTGATGAGTTCGATTGACAAGACCGTTGCCCTCGGCACGGACGGCCTCAAGAAATGGGCCGAAATCGGTGGCGTATCGGTCGATGAGCTCATTGCCCACATGTCGGCTGGTGACGACTGGGCAAAGGAGTTTGCGAAGTCGCAGAACTCTACGCTCAAGGAGATGCAGGGCGTCACGAGTGACGCCCTGTGGCAGCTTGAGACGTGGGCTGACACCGCGAAGATGAGCGCCGAGGACTTCGCGACTGCGTGGAAGAACGATCCCGTTACGGCGCTGCAAGCGGTGTTCGCTGGCATGGAGGATGCCACCAAAGAGGGATCTAACATGAATCTCATGCTGGACGACCTTGGCATCAGCTCAATCCGCCAGACCGACATGATGAAGCGCCTCGCGAGCAATTCCACCCTCGTTAAGGATGCCGTGAAGGACGCAAACGACGCTTGGCGTGACAACACTGCTCTCTCCAAGGAGGTTGACAACCGCAACGAGTCGCTGGCATCCAAGTTTGAGGTGCTCAAGAATCGCGCTACGGCCGTTGCAGTGGAAGTCGGCAAGCCACTAGCAGACGCGCTCCTTGCGGCGCTCGATGCGGCAAGTCCACTCATCAAGGCCATCGAGAACGGCGCTGAGGCTTTTGCCAAGATGGACAAGCAGCAGCAGGCGGCAATCATCCAGACCGTCGCGTTCGTGGCGGCAGCAGGTCCTGTGCTCTCAGTCCTTGGCCGCGTGACGGAAGGCGTTGGCTCGGTCGTGAGCGGAATCGGCAAGTTCGCGCAGGGAATCCCCGTATTCACGAGTGGCTTGCAGCAAGGCATGGGAGCCGTCGAGTCACTCAACCTCGTGTCCGAGGGGCTTGGCACGACGCTCTCAACCGGATTGTTTGGCATAGGGATCGCGGCAGCAACCATTGCCGTCGCTGCGTTCATCGGCTATCTCGTGAACTGGCACGAGGAGCAGGAGAAGACTCGCAAATCGCATGAGGACTTCGCCGCAAGCGTGACGAACCTCTCTGATGCCGTGCACGGTGCCACGACCGACCTTGAGGGTGGCAAGGACGCCATCAAGGGTCTTGGAGACCAGGCAAACTTCACGCGCGACGACCTGGACGCGCTCACCGAGGCGCAGAACCGCCTTGCGGACAACATCAAGCAGCGCAACACCGAAACCGCGCAGAGCATCGATTCCCTTGAGCAGGCCCGCGGCATCATCGAGGCGTATGCGGGCCAGACTGGCCTGAGCGCCGACGAGCAGGTCAAGTTGCGTGATGCCATAGAGACGGTCAACGAGCAGTGCGGCGCGTCATATGAGG